CTTCCACTTAAGGGAGGGGACGGTCTAACCAATTCCACCACCTGACTAATGCAAATATACTACTTTCTTCTTGCTCTTTCCGCTTCCATCCGTTCGGCTTCCAAAATGTCGTGAATCAGCAGGGCGTAGTTCAGAAACTCCACCGCCTTCATTGCGAAGATGGCATCGAACTTTAAAACGTCCTTGTTAGCCATCCGCCACACCACCATCAGCCATCCGTAGCCAGCAAGAGGGCTTACGTCAGCCCCTCGGCCGTCTTCATCAGGTGCTTGGAATAGTCGCTCAAAACTTTCAAGTAGGGTTCGGAACTTAGCAAAAAAAAACTGACAACCCCCCAAACATCGCCCACCTTGGCGTGCTTCTTCATCAGTTCGGCTCGCTCCGCATGGGCAGCCCCGTCGTACTTTTTCGGAAAGAATCCGAATAGACCGCCCTCTCTGCACAGGGTCGCCATAATTCGGTGGAGGTTCTGCAACAACTGCTTTTCGTCGGTCGTGTTTGCGTCCATCAGTTCAATCAACTGCCCAGCGGTGAGTTCGTCCGTGAACACGGTCGGGATCCACCACTTGCCCCCGGCCTTGAACTTCCGCTTGTACCCCAAGGCAGGCAATGCGTTCCACTCGCTGATAATGGCCTTGTATCGTTTTAGGACGCTCTTGGCGGGCATCTCTCGGACGAGCGATATATCCACCCCCTCAACGATTGCGACGACCCCTGCACGCTTGTCGTAGTCCCCAAGGACGCTTGAAAACTCAATGGCTCCGATGCGTTGGAACTGGTCGATGGTAAGGTCTTGGAGTTTCATAGGTCAGTAGTTTGTATAGTAGCCGTATACCGCATCCCCAACGAGCAATTTCAGTTCGGGGTATCTCAACGCCATCACTTCGGGGTTCAGGTCGGGTTGCCAATGCGTTTCGTACACATTCCCTTCCCATTCGCCCTGCCTGTACATATAAGGCACGGCAATCATGACCCTCTTGCCCTTCATTCGGGTAAGCAGGTCCCTCGCCTCGTTAAAGGTTAAATGCTCAAAGACATCGCCCATAATCAGGTAGGTGTAGGCCGAAAAATCGAACTCACGAATATCCCCAATATGCAGGGTTTGATAAAGGTTCTGCAAACCGAATCGGCTGACATACGGCTCGTGAATCTCGATGCCATCCATCTTGATTTCGGGAAGCAGCAGGGCGTAAGTTCCGCAACCGCATCCAATGTCAAGCACCCGGTCGGATTCGGTTAGAATCGAGCGGATATGGTTGCCAACAAAGTCCTTGTGGAACGGGTGTGAGTAGGGCATATTATCCGATTTGAAGTCCATCGGCTATCTTCTTGGCCGTGCTGGAGTGATTTGCTTTGTCAAGGTACTGCCGAAACTCCCAGTCCGACTCCATCTCTAAGGGGGTTATGTAGTAGGGCAGATGCCTCACCTCATAGGGGGCCAAAGTCCTCGCACCGCTAATGCAGACCTGATAGGTGTCGGCATGGTAGAAGGCGAAGGTCGTATCAACTGGAGCCAAGCGAAGGTTGCCATAGGTCGGTTGCTTGTGGTAGCGATGTTCAGCAGGTTGGAAGAATAGGGCGTTTTCGGGAACATCGTCAACACGAATGCCGAGGCCAATTTTGTCCTTGACGTTGAACTGCACCCCGTTAAAGTCCTTGGCTTCTTCGTCCCGGTAGATGTAGGGGTAGGAAGGCGAATCGTACCAAAGTTCACGCATTCGCACGATGGTGTCGTCAGGGCATCCTGAAAGGTCAAGGTCGGGGTCGGTTACGATGTAATCGGGGTAGCCAAAGTCATTCCTAAGTCTTTTGTCAACCCCAAGCCTCCATGCCACAAGATGTCCCAAGTTCTGCCCGGTACGGACCACCGAAACGTCCTCGTTACCTTTGAGCGATTCGTACCACTCCAAGGTAGGGCCGTAAGTTGAACCGTTGTCAAGAATTATGATAGGTCCGCATTCCTTCATCCGTTGCAGTTCCTTGACCATCGCTTTCGGCCAAGTGTAGAGATTAAAGTTGGTAATGAGGATAGGGACCTTCATGGTTAAAACGTGATTACAAACTTTTCGGGACCCGGCCATCCGGGGTTGGTGTCGTGGACCTTGGTGTCAGGCTTCTTGCCAATCCAATGCTCTGCCTGCCACCTCTGCTTGCGTTCCGGCTCACCCAGTTCCTTGATGTGGGATGACTTGGCCCACCAATAGGTCCCCCCAAAGTAGGGGTAGCCGTCGGGGTTGTTGTGGTCCGCCATGTGGGGAAACTGCTCCTTGGTAATCCAATGGCAGCCGACTGCATCCACACCTTCCAGCAGTTGCAAGCAGCGTTCCCAAGCCACGACGTTAAAGAAGGTCATGCTGCGATTCCACAACTGGTTTATCAATGATGGGTCGCTTGCCCCCTTCGTGTGAGCGTACAGGTACACGGCTTCCTCTTCCTGCGAGGCTCGGTACATTTCAGTCAGCGTCGCCTGCTCCCAAGCGTTGGTCCGGGTTACCACGACCTTGACCTTATCGGCCACCATCGAGTTTTCCAGCACCTCCTTGACCGCCTTGCGTTGTTCGGGTGGACCGACGATGCCTACACGGATTTCGTCCAAGACATTGATGAGGCCGTAATTGCAGACCGCCATCATGTGTTGGTTGAGTATCAACTGCCAGTTCCCTCCGCAGTAGATGTGGTAATAGTGAACGACTTTCATAAGGTCCAAAGGAGGGTTAGAAGGGTGATGATGAAGAAAATGGCTGCAAGCGTCTTGCCGATTTCGATGAGCAGGTCAAGGATGCGTTCGGGGTTCATGCCTCAAAGTTAAACCACAACATACTTCCCTGAGTTACTGACCCGTAACTTGTTGAGTGCCACATACCGCATCGCATCGCAGGCGTGGTTGAAGGAATCAATCGGGACCCCCGTGTTCTTGCCCTCCTTGTCGGTGGCCCAAGTGTAGGACCGCAGTTCTTTGATGAGGTTGGTCGAGTCCTTGGTAACCTGCAATTTAAAGCGTTTCAGGATGTCAATGCCGTTCCGAACCGAGTCGGGACCTTTCTCCGCCGGCTTGATGTTAAAACCTAACCGATAGATTTCCTCGATGCTCTTCGGTTCTGCTGAATCCGCCACGATCTCCCAAGCCCTTGTGATGCCCAGCGTCCGAAGTTTATCTGCGATGTCTTGGTTCGTGAGGCCCGTAGCGTAGAGCAGTTCTTGGATGAGCAGGCAGTCCCCTTGGCGGTATATTGCTACGAGTGCCGTAGGGTCGTTGCTAAAGCCCCAGTCAAGCCCAAGGGCGACGAATTTGGCTCGGCTGACATCGATACCCTCCACGACCTCGAAGTCCTCGTAGATCGCCCCCTGAAGCGTCCCGACCTGACCGAGGCCATAGACCTTCCACCAGTTCGCCCAATAGGCAGAGGTTTCGGCTTTGGTACGGTTCAGTTCGATGTCCCGCTTGATGGTATCAGGCAGGGCCTCGTTGTCGTTGTAGGTTAGGATGACCAGTTCTGCATCCTGTTCGGGCAGGACCTCCGTATGCGCCCAAAATTCGTGGGTCGGGTTAAAGTCGATGTAGATCGCCTCGCTGGTACGGATTGCCAACTGGTAGTAGGATTCAAAGTCGATGTTGTTCGCCTCGTTGATGTAGACGACCTGCCTCCTTGCCCCTCGGAGCCTTGCCTCGGAATCAGCCGAAAAGAACTCGATGATTGAGCCGTTGGCGAAGTTGTAGGTGAGCAGGGTCTTGTTCCATCGGTCTGCGACCCATCGGCCTGTCCATTGCATGACCTTAGCGAAGTCCTTGATTGCACCCCTTCGTAGGTGGGGGATAGATTCGGAAACTACCGAAATCTCGGTCTTGTTCTTGGCTGCGATGTCTATGAGGACCGCAAGGATGGCAAGGGTCTTGCCTGCACTTGTTCCGCCTTGGATGACCTTCTTCCGGGCCGTCATCCGACGTATTCGGCTGATAGCGGTCGTGTACTTAAAGTCCATCCCCAAACAGGGGTTGCTCAATGTGAACCGTGTTCTCCTGCTTGTCAACCAAGCCCAGCAGACGAGAGGCGATGTTGGCCGAGTAAACGCCAGCACTTGAACCCTCCAGCATATCCTTGTCGCAGGTCAGCCTTATGCGTGTAATGATTGATAAGAATTCCTTGTGATGGTCGCTATCTCCATTTCGATACTGCGATAGGTTATGGCAAACGCCATTTTCTGCAAGGTATCCCTCAAAGCCCCGAAAGGTAATCGGACGCTCTTTATCCCTGTAAACCATGTTCCCATCCTTGCCGACATAGTCCTGCACCCGGTAAGGGTTGGCCTTATTCTCGGCTCGGTATCGTTCAAACGCCTCCCATAGTTCTTCGGGGGTATTCCAAATTGGGGGTCGGCCTGCCATCAGTATTCGATTTTGTCTATGAGTTCGTCTATTTTGTCCACTATCTTCATCTTCACCGCAAATGCGTTTGGGGCATTGGAATCGTCTACCGCTCCGATGCAGTCGCACAGGGTCGTAATCACCATCATAAGCGAATCCATCCGAGCCTGCACTTGGGCTTCGTCATCCTTCGCCTTCGAGTTCGCCAAGTTCTCGGAGTTTATTCCTGCTCCATGATAAAGCAGACTTACCGCCCCACAGGAGGTAGGAGATGTAACCGCAGTCCGAGGTGTCGTCTGCATTGTCGTAGTAGGTTTCAGCACGGGATAGGTAGGAGTGCATCCGCTTGATGGTTTCCACCGAGATGGCTTCCCCGCTGGCTAACTGCTGCGCCCTGACCTTGCCCGTCTGCGTCGCACACTTGTTCCCGTTGCGTTCGTTGAGTTCTATCCCCCGCTTGGCATTGTTCCTGATACCTTCCCCATAGTCGGCATAGGACTCGAACTGCTGCCTCTTGTGTTTGGTATAGATTGAGCCGCAAACGGCCAATCGTTGAGCCGTATCGGGGAACTCTGCGTTGGTCTCGTTGTTGCTCATGCAGCGACCGATGAAGCCTTCTTTGCTTTCGTTATTGTTCGGAATTGGCAGGGGCATTCAGGGGGTGGGTTATGGTGTTTTGGTTGGCTTCGGCAAACAAGTCCGCTTGAAGGTAAATGTATTGAAGAGCCGATTTTACGCAGTCTGCGCACCACCAGTTTGTGGGGGGTCTTCCGTGAGCGGTCAGGATGGCTTGCAGTTCCCCAACGGCATCGGGTGGCAGTCGCATCGTCAGGGAAGCGATGTACTGGTCCCAGTACTTGCGATGCTTTTGGGCCACGATGAATTGGTCGTTGGTCATTTGAAGGTCCATTCCCGGATGATTATTGCGGTGGCAGATGAGGCAAGCCCAAGGATTGGAGCCAAGTACCATTGGCAGGTCGGCAGGGTCAGCAAGACCCCAAGCCAAAAGCCAAAGCAGGTCATGCACGAAAACGGCTTCCGCTTGGCGAAGGGCAGAGCGTAGAACCATCCCGGCAGCACCCGGAACTCCACGACCGCAAGGGTCGCTAAAGCACTAATCAGGATTGGATAGACCAGTATATCCATTTGCTTCAATTGCAGTTTTGATTTTGGCCTTGGCCTGTTCGATTGAGTAAATGATGGACCGGTAAGGGATGCCCGTTTCCCGGGACATGGCCTTCATGTTCCCCGTCTGCATCAGTAGGTTCAGCAGTTCTTTGTCGTACGGGAACGCTCCGTCCTTGGCCCAAGAGTCCATCTC